GTAAATGGTGTATGGACTGAAGTAGATCACGCTAATGCTATCAAAGAAGTGAAGAAAGCAAGCCCAGCGCAAATCGAAGCAGTAAGCCTACGCATATTTGAAAACTTCTTAAAAAAACTGTAATCTATAAATAAGTAATATAAAATCAAGGAGATTTTTCAATGAAAGGATTCAATCTGTCAGAAGCCGCTACTGCGATTCTTGAAGGTGCTAAAGAAACCTTCGATGCAAACATTGCTGCAAAGCAAGGTTCACGTGGTGGCGATGCACACAAGAAAGATGCTCTCGGCGCTAACAAGTTAGATGCCTCTGTCGCTTATGGTGAAAAAGAAGCTGGTCTAGTAGGTCATTCACCAGAAGAAAAAGATGATGCACTTCCAGATTATCTGAAAGGTACACCATCAGCAACTCCTCCTGGTGCAAAACCTCCAGTTGGTTCAGAGCCAATGAAAAAACTTGCAAAAGATCGTTCGTATGCTCCTTCTCCTCAAGAAACAATGGGACGCAATGATCTTGTCAAGACACAGCAAGCATCAGCCAACGAATACGAAACAATTCGTGATCGCAAAGCATCAAAACTTGCTCCCCAAACAATGCAAGCAAATCCTGGTGCAACATTCCAGTCATATGCAGAAGGTCTGGATATGTCAGACGATATCAATGCATTGATGGAAGGCGAGAATCTATCAGAAGATTTTGTTCGCAAAGCAACAACAATCTTTGAGGCTGCTGTTACTTCACGCCTAGAATCAATCTCAGAACAAATTGAAATCGATTTGGTCGAACAATTCGAAGCCGCTGTTGATCAGATCAAAGAAGAGATGGCATCTAAAGTTGATGATTACTTGAACTATGTTGTTCAAGAATGGATGGAAGAAAATGAACTTGCCATGGAATCAAGTCTGCGTAATGAAATTGCAGAAGACTTCATTTCAGGTCTTCGTAATTTGTTCGTAGAACATTATATTGATATTCCTGAAGACAGCGTTGATGTTGTTTCAGAAATGGCAGAGCGTGTTGCAGAGCTTGAAGAAATGGTTAATGAGCAATACAGCAACAACATTCAACTTTCAAAAGAATTGAATGAGCATAAAAAATTTGAGGCAGTCTACACAGCGTGTGAAGGCCTAACGCAAACTCAAGTAGAAAAACTAAAATCACTCGCAGAGGGTGTGGAATTTACTACTGAAGAAGAATTTGCGGCAAAACTAGAAACATTGAAAGAATCATATTTCAAATCTAGTGTAGTAGTTGCAGATAATTCTGCTTTGGATGATGAAATCCACATCGAAGAAGAAAAGAAGATTAGCAAATCTTCAGATCCTTTGATGGAACAAGTTATTAATGTTCTTAACAAACGTTAATTTTATAAATAAAAAATAAGTTTCAATTAAGGAGTTTTTTCACATGTTTATGACAGAAGAACTACAACAAAAGTGGCAGCCAGTTCTGGAACATCCAGAACTAGAAGCCATTAAAGATCCTTACAAGAAAGCAGTTACTGCTCTTGTGTTGGAAAACCAATCACACGCGATGCGCGAAGACCGTCGTATGCTGTCAGAAACTTCTGACCCAGGTCCTACAAACATTGCTGGTGGTGTTCAGAACTTTGATCCAATTCTGATTTCATTGGTTCGTCGTTCATTGCCTAACCTGATTGCCTATGATGTTGCTGGTGTTCAGCCTATGACTGGACCTACTGGTCTGATCTTTGCAATGCGCGCCCGTTACAATGACCAAGGTGCTGCAAACGCAGAAGCATTCTATAACGAAGCCAACACTGTATTCTCTGGTGTCACATCTGCTGCTAACCCATACGGTTTTACCGGTACATTGGCAACAGACACAAGCGTCAACACACAAAACAATGCATCAGGTTCAAGCAATACTACATCAGGTATCGCTATGCCTACAAGCGTTGCTGAAAGACTTGGCGCTGATGGTAATCCAGCATTCCAGCAAATGGCATTCAGCATTGAGAAAGTAACTGTTACTGCTCAAAGCCGTGCATTGAAGGCTGAGTATTCACTAGAACTTGCACAAGACTTGAAAGCAATTCATGGTCTTGATGCTGAGACAGAACTGAGCAACATTCTGTCAACAGAAATTCTAGCAGAAATCAACCGTGAAGTTATCCGTACCATTTACAACGTAGCCAAAATTGGTGCTCAGTACGGCACAACAAATGCTGGTTACTTTGACTTGGATACAGATTCAAACGGTCGTTGGTCAGTTGAGCGTTTCAAAGGTCTGATCTTCCAAATCGAACGCGATGCAAACATCATTGCAAAGCAAACCCGTCGTGGTAAAGGTAATGTTCTGATCGTTTCTTCAGACGTTGCTTCAGCAATGGCGATGGCTGGTGTTCTTTCATATACACCTGCCCTGTCAGCAGATTTGCAAGTTGATGACACAGGTAACACATTCGCTGGTATGTTGCACGGTCGTATCAAGGTTTACATCGATCCATACTACGGTGGTTACACAATGAACCAAGAGTTGGTAACAATCGGTTATAAGGGTTCGTCACCTTATGACGCAGGTCTGTTCTATTGCCCATATGTTCCTCTACAAATGGTTCGTGCAGTTGATCAGTTCACATTCCAACCAAAGATCGGTTTCAAGACCCGTTACGGAATGGTAGCAAACCCATTCGCAGAAGGTCTGACACAAGGTCAAGGTCTGTTGCACTCACAGTCGAATGTTTACTATCGCCTGTTCGCGGTTAAGAATCTGATGTAATTTGTCAGAAAGTCTCCGCTAAGAGAGACAGTAATATTGAAAGGGGAACTTCGGTTCCCCTTTTTTTATGTTTATAAATACTTAACGATCAACAAACTGAATAAGGACATATCATGGTTATAAAATATATTAAAAAATTGTTTGCAAAAAAAGAAACTCCTGCTGCAACTGCTGAAGTGATTCAAGAAGTTCCAGTAGTTGTTGAGCAACCAAAAATTGAAGAAGTCGAAGTTGAAACTGTTGCTCCTGTTGCAGCAAAAAAGACAGTAAAAACTGCTGCGAAGAAACATGGCAATAGAAATCACAATAAACAGAAGAAATCTATCTAATGTCAGCATTGAATAGAACTCCTACAAGTACAAATCTATTACAACCATCGAAGTTTATATTGGCATTTAATAGATTGCCAACTGTACAATACTTTTGTCAGGAAGCAAACATTCCTGGAGTTTCACTACAAAGCATTGATTATGCGACACCAATGAGAGATGTTCCTGTAGCAGGAAACAAACTTGACTACAATGAATTTGATATTACATTTATGGTAGATGAATACATTGTTTCTTGGAACGAACTTTACAAATGGTTCCTTGCAATTGCATCTCCAAAGAGTATGCAAGAAAGAGTCGATTTGAATACTCTACAGAATCAACACAATCAAAAAATCAGTTACTATTCAGATGCGACATTGACTATAATGTCGGCACTAAATAATCCTATAGTCAGAGTAAACTTCTATAGAATGTTTCCTGTGGGACTGACAGACATTGTGTTTAATACTCAACAAACAGCAGATAATATAATCACAGCAACTGCAAGATTTCAATATGAGTATTTTGAAATAGAATCTGCTTAATACATTATTTTTAATTATGGAAACACTTGAAAAAATTTTAGAATACTGGGAATCTGATTCAAAAATCGATCAGACAGAACCTAGCAGAGAACTTCTTAGAATCCCCATACTTCACAGCAAATATCTTGCCATTTTGACTCGACACAAGATGGCATCAAAAAAAGCTGAATTTGATTTTCTCAAAATGAAAAAAATCAAATGGGAATACTATTCTGGAAAACTTGACAAAGAAACTCTCGATCTCTATGGTTGGGAACCATTTGCATTCAAATTGAAATCTGACATTCCAACATATTTGGAATCAGATGCTGATCTCATTAAAATTCAAGAAAAACGATTCTATCACGATGAAACAGTAAAAGCGATAGAATTGATTTTGAACGAACTTAAACAGAGAACTTGGCAATTAAGATCATTCATTGATTGGGAAAAATTTGTTGGTGGACAATGATTAAAGTAATAAAGAAAAATGAAGTCTATGCAAAAGTAGAATGCGAAAGATACATTCTGCAAGAAATGTCAGACTTCTTCACTTTTTTTGTTCCTGGTCATCAATTCACTCCCAAATTCAAAAATAAAATATGGGATGGGAAAATACGTCTCCTTGATTTGAGAACCAATCAAATTTATCTAGGTCTTTATGAATATATCAAAGAATTCGCAAAGTCAAGGGAATATGAGATAGAATTTGAAGGTATAGGCATCGAAGACGAGTTCTCGATGTACCATGCTAAGAAGTTCATGTCTTCCTTGCGTCTACAATCGAATGGAAGAGCTATAGAAGCGCGTGACTATCAGTTGGACGCTCTGTGTCATGCTATGCAAGCGAGACGCTCCCTATTGCTCTCTCCAACGGCTTCTGGTAAGTCCCTAATCATCTACATGCTAGTTCGTCAGTTCATGGATTACCAGAATCTGAAAGGACTGATAATCGTACCAACAACTTCGCTTGTTGAGCAGTTATACTCAGACTTTGCAGATTATTCAAGTGAAAATGGTTTCACATGTGATACAAAGGTACATAAAGTGTATCAGGGAAGAGACAAAATATCCGATAAACCTCTGATCATTTCAACTTGGCAATCTCTTTATCAGTTACCACCAGAATACTTTGAACAATTCGATTACATCATAGGTGATGAAGCACATTTGTTCAAAGCACAATCATTGACTACCATATTGACTTCATGTGTCAATACGAAATATAGGATAGGACTGACAGGAACTCTTGATGGATCAAAAACACACAAATTAGTTCTTGAAGGACTTTTTGGACCAGTAAAAAAAGTAATTACTACAAAAGAGTTGATTGACAACAAACAACTTGCAACTTTTGATATTAAATGCTTGATACTAAAGCATACTGAAGAAAATTGTCAGTTGGTGAAATCAAAAACCTATCAAGAAGAAATTGAGTATCTGATCACCAACGAAGCAAGGAATAAGTTCATCAAGAATTTAGCGGTAAGCATGAACAAAAACACTCTAGTTCTCTTCCAAATGGTTGAAAAACATGGGAAAATATTGTATAATATGATTCGTGAGACAGAGAAGATTGGAGACAGAAAAGTCTTTTTTGTTCATGGTGGAACTGAAACTGAAGACAGAGAAAGTATCCGTAAAATAATGGAGATCGAAAATGATGCTATTGTTGTGGCTAGTTTTGGGACTTATAGCACTGGAATTAATATTAGGAACTTGCATAATATTATCTTCGCATCTCCGTCAAAGTCACGAGTTCGAAATCTTCAATCGATTGGACGAGGTTTACGAAAAATGGATGGAAAAGAAATTGCAACGCTCTATGATATCGCAGACGATCTCAGAGTCGGCAAACACATCAACTCCACACTGCAACATTTCATCGAAAGGGTGAAGATATATAATGAAGAGAAGTTTCCGTTCAAAACTTACAATATAGGACTCAAGAAATGAATAACATTAAAATTGTAAGGTTAAGCACTGGTGAAGATATCATTGCAGCAGTTACGGAAAATGGTAATGGAACAATCATGGTCAATGATCCAATGATGTTCGAATTAAGCAATCGTAATGACACTTATCAGATTTCTATGGCATTCTATTTACCAGTTCAACTGATAAAGAAGAACCAAATGATCATGTCTGCTGATAAAGTTCTATGCGTCAGTGATCCCACTGACAGCTTCGCTGAATACTATATTAATTCTATCCAGAAGATGCAACAACTGATGGAACTCAGAGAAACACTGGATGACTCAAACATTCCAGAAGAAACGATGAATAAAGTCATTACTGAAGCATTTGAACAATTGGATATTAACCAAATGACTAAACATTAATTTAATTCTCAATGGTCTACAACGAGAATGTAGCACCTGTCAAGAGGGTTGTCAACACTATTTTATGGTAATTATGATGAATACGAAAAAAAAGTCTGCACACTATGTGGATAATGCGAAATTTCTGCAAGCACTGATAGATCACAAGCAACTTAAAGAAACGAATCCTGACGCTCCTATACCAAATTACATAGGTGAATGTTGGATGAAAATTGCTGAAGGTCTATCACATAAACCAAACTTTTTAAGTTACACTTTTAGAGAAGAGATGATTGGTGATGCAATCGAAAATTGTCTGATGTATTACAATAATTTCGATCCTTCAAAAAGCAAAAATCCATTTGCATATTTCACTCAAATCATTTATTTTGCTTTTCTACGAAGAATTCAAAAAGAAAAGAAAGAAATGTACATCAAATATAAATCAACTGAACAATTTGGTTTATTAGATGAATATGAAATGATGGAATTGGATAATGGAGAAATGAGACCATTCGAACTGTATGACAATATTGCAGAATTTATTGAAACATACGAAAACACACAAAAAAAGAAAAAAGCAGAAAAGAAAGATCCGAAACCACCAAAAGGACTTGAAAAATTCTTAGAAGATTGATTATGGAGAATCATATGAAAATTGGTTTTACTTGCTCATGTTTTGATTTGTTTCATGCTGGTCATGTAATGATGCTCAAAGAAGCATCTACTGTTTGTGAGTATCTGATTGTTGGATTACAAACTGATCCTACCATTGATAGACCCAACAAAAACAAACCAGTACAATCTGTTCTGGAACGCTACATTCAACTTAAAGCATGTAAGTATGTTGATGAGATTGTTCCGTATGCTACCGAAGCAGACCTGTATGACCTATTGACTTCTTTCAAGATTGATGTTAGAATCATCGGAGAAGACTATAAAGACAAGTCATTCACAGGTTCTGATCTGGATATTCCCATTTACTATAATTCCAGAAAACATTCATTCAGTTCATCTGAACTCCGTAATAGATTGAAGGAATCAAATTGAAGATTGCATTAATAACG